ACTACCGCAGCTTACGTAAAGACCTATTACTGGAAAGGTGCATTGACAGAAAACGTTGGCACACTAAGACACTATATACCTCTTGTAACAGCAAACGTAACATCAATTACTTCCTATTTGGCCTCTCCAGGTTTAACACAAAGCACAGCTGTTGTTAAGAAGAATGGTACTGTTATAAACACAATAAGATTTGCGGGTGCTGGAACATCAAACACACAAACAGGTTTAACGATTCCAGTTACCTCATCAGACTACTTAACAGTTGATATTACACAAAGTAGCAGTGGTTCAGATTTATACATTAACTTCATATATCAAGGATAAGTTATGAGATTCGAAGAAATACAAAACATCTTTCAAACTCCATGGTTGTCACCATGGCAACATGATTATTATGCAGCAACATTCTTGGAACCAAAAACAAGCCAAGAATTCTTGGACTATGCATACAGTAAGATTGAAAATCTTTCAGGCATTTGGTACGAAGTGGCTGGTCCAATGGCATATTTTGTTGTGGCCAAAGGCACTATAATTCCAGAAGATTTTGCTTATGCATTAGCACAGGCTGAAGATGTACCAGAACAACCTGTGATAGAAGAAGGAACAGAATAATGTATATCAAATTAAATTTTACATCAGATAAAAAAATACACCACATATATCGTGTTGTCAACGAGATTATCAATACGGGTATCGCTAACGTTGCATCTTTGCAAAGTGCTGCGACTGCCAACAGTTGGTGGTCAACATTGTTGACTGGTTTTGATGCAAACACAAGTGAAATTATTAGAACAGGTACTGGTACGACCGGACTAACATCAAACACGGTTTCTCGTTATGCTAGAAACGGCCCTGGTGCGACAGATGACCAACATGCATGGACACTTGAGTTCTCTCATTATGATGATAACACAAAAAAATATTATATTCAATTTCAAAATGCTACGGATTCCGCTGGCGTATCAACGGTTAGAACAGCTAACGGTTTATCTAGTGGAACTTTATCAAGCGCAAATAGTCAACCTATTTCAGGAACTGGTACTGCAACTACAGTTCTTGGCACACCGCCAACTTTTAACAATTCAGTGGCTTCAGGATCATCTGGTTCAATTGGTTCGAGTACCAGTGGATTTAGTACTGTAAGAACTTTCTTCATGTATTTAAGTGATAATGCTCTTGTTTTTTGTTGCACAAATGGCAACACTTATAGCCTTGGATTTGGTAATAGTTATAGTGCTAGTACATCATTTAGTGGACCATTCATCTTTAGTCAATATAATAGGTTTGATTACACAAACACCAATGCAACAAATATAACACCATTAATGTTTACAAATTGGGGTAGAGGAGTAGGTATTGGTTTTGGTGGCGTAGCAGATTGGGACAGAATAGATAACACACAACACAATTCGGCCACAGGCAATTTTATTCCATTTAGAGTGTTTAATTTAATTAGTGCTTATCCGTCAACAACTGCCAGCTGGCCAATGATACTTCAACCTTATGTTACTTGGGGTATAGGTACTAGATACAATGAGTTTACTGCATTGACAACAGTTTCAGCTGGTTCTATCAGCACCATCACCACCGCAGCACAAGGTGCAGCTATTTTTAAAACAGTACATACACGTTATCCTAGTTCAGATTTGAAGACTCAAACTTTTGGAATGTTACCAATCTCATGGAGACATTCATACTACAATAATTCTGGCGGTGATGCCAGCACACAAGGTGGTTGGTATCTATTTAATGGAGATTATTATCCAGGAGATGAGTTTTCATTTAATGGAAAAACATACAAAATTTTACCAACTTTTTCTGGATACACAGACCGTGTTGGCATAGCAATTCCAAAGGAATAATCATGTTTATTAAATTAAGTTTTACAGCAGACACTAGATTTACAATTCCGTTAAGAATAATAGCAGACATTGTTAACACAAGTTCAATCACCAGTGTGAGTGCATTGCAAAGTAGATTTACTAGTGCTTCTTATTCGGCAACATTAACAGCAAACTTTGATGCAAACAATAGTACGATTATTAGAACTGTTAATCCAGCAAATACAAAAGCACACGTATTCACCAACGATTTGCAAAATGCAATGTTAAACTTTACGTTAGAACAACCAGTATATGATGCACCTTCTAGTAATGTTTATACACGAATAGTTGGTCCAGCTGGAACCGGTTACGCATACTTTGAGGTTGGTACTGCGATTACAGGTGGCACTATGTCCTCAACATCAATGCCAGTAACGTTTAGTGAAATTACTGCCGGTACTTCAGGTACTAACTTAACATTAGGTGGAAATAATTATGGAAATATATCACCCCAGTTGGCATCTGGTAGTGGCCATGCTAACATTAGAACATTTTGGGCTTACATAACGGATAAGTGTTTCTTTTGGGCTGTCACCAACGCCACTAGTTACAACGTTGGCTGGGGCACATCTTATTCTAACAGTAACATACAAGGTGGACCATTTTTCCAAACACAATATACTCGTTTTGACTATCATAACCTTGATAGTAACGGAATTTATCCTGTATTATACACATCTCAACGAGGTGCAGGTATAGGATATGGTACAAACAATGACTTAACTACTGTACAAAATTTATATTTTACTACCAACACTACCACGTTACCACTACGTGTTCATAGTATAGTGTCTGCTTTGCCGCAGGTTGCTACTGCTTGGCCAAGAATTTATAATCAAGGGGTTCATATGACTATGAACGGCAGAACTTCTGGTAATTATGGGTTACAAACAGTTCAAACAGCAGGTACATTAACAAGTGCTGTACTTCCGTCATACTCAGGCTCGTATAGTAACGTAACAAGCAATAGATATCCAAGTGCTGATTTAGCATCTACAGGTTTCGGCTTGATGCCATTCGGATGGGAAGCAACCCCATATGGTAATTACGGCGGTAACGCTAGTGACCAATGCGGTGTATATATATTTAATGGCGAGTATACACCTGGAGATACATTCGTGTACAATACTAAAACTTATATGATTTGGCCAATGTACCAAGGTAATGGCCAACGGGTTGGTTTTGCGGTGCCGATGGAGTAATTAAGTGGCATTAATAAACACAGCAACACTATTGTTGGTAACTACATCAAATACGTTTAGTACAGTCAATCCTATTCCAGGACAGATGAATATTATTCAAAGTGTTGTTGCTTCAAATGTAGTTGGTGATGCAAACATATCTACAATTGCTGGCCAGATGAATATTATTCAAAGTGTTGTTGCTTCAAATGTAGTTTCTGATGCAAATATATTATTGGTAACTAATGGTTCGATGCAAAACGCTGCAAGTAAATCATATACAACTATGACAAATACAATCAACGGAAGAATTGATGCAAATATCGTTAAACCTTTTGGAGAAATTGCCCAAAGAGAATATTGGATGTAATTTGAGTGGAAACCCGAAGCATAAATATCCCTATAGGGGGATATAATGGCGAAAACAATCACAACAAGAACGGCATTCAAAGATTATTGCCTGCGTAGACTAGGGTTTCCAGTAATCGAAATCAACGTTGATGACGACCAGGTAGAAGACCGTATTGATGATGCACTTCAATATTGGCAAGATTACCATTTTGATGGTCTGCAAAAAGTCTATTACATTAAAAAAATAGACCAGACAGACATTAACAACAAGTATTTGAACATAGCTCAAGCCACAGATTCCTCAAACAACGTTCTACAAATTGCTGGTATAACCAGAATATTTCCTATTTCAGATTCACATTCTCAAGTCAATATGTTTGATTTGAGATACCAGTTGCGTTTAAATGAACTGTATGACTTTACCTCCGCTTCATACATTAACTATACGTTGACATTACAACACTTGCGTATGTTGGAACAACTGTTCACTGGTGAAGTTCCTATTAGATTCCAAAGACACATGCAAAGATTGTATATTGATTGGGGTTGGGGTCGCAACGAAGCACCAATCGGTACAACAGTAATTGCAGAATGTTATGCGGTAATTGATCCTGATGTGTATACACAAGCTTGGAATGACCGTTGGTTAAAAGAATATGCAACAGCACTTATCAAACGTTCTTGGGGAAATAACCTTAAAAAGTTTGAAGGCATTCAATTGCCAGGTGGTGTCAAGTTAAATGGTGACAAAATCTATGGTGAGGCCAAAGAAGAAATAGATGCGTTACATGCAGAAATTGGTGACAAGTATGGTGCACCACTAGAAATGTTCATGAACTAATATGGCAACCTCGGTTTATTTCAATAACTATAACTCTCTTGCTGAGCAGAGGGTAGTTGAAGACTTGATTGTTGAATCAATCAAGATTATGGGTTTTGACGCCTACTATTTACCTATTGAAAATGAAACCGATAGAGACATATTGTATGGTGAAGATCCAATTAAAAGATTCAGTGCAGCCTTTCCAATTGAATTCTACCTATCAAGTTCTATGGAATATGGTGGCGAAAAAGAATTCTTTTCTAAATTTGGTCTTGAAATTAAGAACACTGTTAACATCATTCTTTCTAAACGTTCTTTCTCTCAACGTGTACCACAAGATATATTCACAAGACCAAGAGAAGGTGATTTGATTTATGTACCGTTCTTAAATGGTACTGGTGAGTTGTTTGAAATTAAATTTACAAACCAAACAAAAGACTTTTTCATGTTGGGACGTAAGATACCATTCTTCTATGAATTGGAACTAGAGAAATTCAAGTACTCACAAGAAGTTATCGACACTGGTGTGGAAGACATTGATGATGTAATGATTCAATCAAGTTACACACTAGACTTGACTACTGGTACTGGAACTGGAACATATGAAGCTAGAGAAGTTGTATTTCAATCTACAGATAATACACAAGCAAATGCATGGGTTGTGGCTTTAGTACAAGAATGGATCAAACCAGATGACTCACTAAAGGTCACAAATATTGCAGGTGAATTCCGTGACAACGTTGCAATCATTGGTGCAACAAGTAATGCAAGATACTTTTTGGCATCTTATGATCCATTAAAAGATAGTACAAAAAATGAAAGTTACGACAATTCTTATTTGTTTGATACTGCAAATAACATTATTGACTTCACTGAAACCAATCCGTTTGGAAGAATTTAATGTCAACATATAATCGTGTCATAAGAAAATTGGTTGTAGGATTTGGTAATCTATTTGATAGCATTACCTTGTATAGATTTAAACCAGACCTTACAGAATCAGAAAGATTTATTGTTCCTATTGCATATGCAAGTAAAGAACGTTATGTCATGCGCCTTGAAGAAGATTTGAATTTAGATAAAAAAGTTCAATTGACTTTACCTCGTATGTCATTTGAAATGGCTGGTTTATCATACGACTCAAGTAGAAAACAAAACACAAACATTAAAAATTTTTCAGGAACTCCACCATCAGGAGTACTTTCACAATACAATCCAGTACCATACAATTTCGATTTTAATCTTTACATCTATGTACGTAACATAGAAGATGGTACACAAATCATTGAACACATTTTACCATTCTTTACACCAGATTATACGATTAAATTAAACCTTATTCCTGAGATGGGAATTATTAAAGAAGTTCCTGTCATTTTAAATTCCACACAACATGAAATTACTTATGAAGGTGGTAGAGAAAATGAAACTCGAATGATTGTTTGGACATTGAACTTCACAGTCAAAGGTTTTATATTTGGTAAGGTTACAGAGACTAGTGTTATCAATCGTGCCTTTGTTTCTGTTTACAACTTAGTGTCACAAGAAGAAGTAATTGAATTTTACATGAACTTAGATTCTGGTTATGGAACATATAAAGTGGGTGAAAAAGTATATCAAGGTTATACTCCAGATGATGCATCAGCAACAGGCATGGTTGTTCAATTTACAGATAATGTATTGAGACTAAAAGAACTAACAGGAAACTTCGTGTCTGACAAACCTATATACGGGATTAACACATTGGCAAATTATAACTTTACATCATACAACTTGAACCCATTGAAATTCGTTGAAGTCGATTCGATTGGTAGAGTTAGTACAGATATTGATTACATGTCTGTTGACAAAGAAGAAGCTAAGGCAGATAATACATTGGCTGAAGTTACTACAATCAATAAAGCTGCAAATCAGTAAACAAAACGAGAGAAATAAATGGCTAAACAAATTATTAATATTGGTATTAGAGCAAATGATGGCAAAGGCGATTCATTAAGAACGGCTTTTACCAAAACAAATAACAACTTTACTGAGTTGTATACTACAGTTTCTTTTAACTCAAATACATCAAATACATATTATGAAACCAACCAAGAGTTGGCACAGAATGCTTTCAACAAAGCAAACACTGCTTCATTGGGTGATATTTTATTTGACAATACCACCATGTATAGTAATACAAAGGTTGAAATTGCTACTGACCCACATGAACAAAGAGCTTGGGGTATGTTGTTTGGTCAAATAGATACACAAGCCAACAATGCGTATGGCCATAGTGTTGCATATGATTCTGCAAATAACATTGTAGTATCAATGACAACACAGAATGAAGTTACTGGTTTACCACAGGCAACAGTTATTAAATTTGATCCATATGGTTCAATATATTGGAGAAAATCTGTTCCTGCGGCCAACGTGGGTGGAACATTAGTAGCAAGTTATGGTGATTCAGTAACAGTTGATGGAAATAACAACATATACTTATTGACAAACATTCCAGATGACAGTTCAACCCGTGTTACAAAATTCAATTATCTCGGACAAAATGTTTGGAACACTTTAATTACCGATTCAATTGGTTCTAAAGATATCTGTGTTGACGATGAAGATTTTCCATATTATACTGGTGAACACAATTTAATTACGGGTCTTGATATTACAGGTGAATTGTATTTCACGTTTTATAATGCAGGTAATGCGGCAAACGCATCCGTTATTATTGCTTTACCAAATCGTGGTGGTTTATTAGTTGGATCAGCAAACGGCCAAGTGCATAAGTTTGATACAGAAGGTGTTTACATTAGAACAAGTAATGTCAACAAATATGGAAACACAATCATTGGACTAAGTTACGATTCTTCAAACAACTGGTATGCTGCAACGAATACAAACATCTATATGTTTAGAGCAAACAACGAATTGGTTTGGGAAAAAGAAATAACTGGTGTAACATCACCAAAAATTAATTGGATTAAGTATAGTAATAATTATCTATATGTAAACGGAACAACCACAGACCCTAACAGTAAAACTGGATTCATTAATTACAAGGTGCTTGCGGCCAATGGTTACCTTGCTTGGGCAAATTCACTTCAAGTTCCAGGCGCAGGTCAAAATATTAGACTTGGCCATAGACAGATGGACGTAAAAGGTGATTTTCTTGTTGGTACCGGATATGCATATCCAAACGGCAGTTCAAAAGCAATTGCAATTACCTATGAATTACCGATAGACGGAACTTTACCTGGTCTGTATGCATATTCAAGTTCAACCAAATGGGGCGACTTTACATATGTGACTGTACCATCTGCAGCAACCACAACAAGCACAACAGTTGGTAGTGGAAACACAACAGTAACACTTGCTATTAATACAACATATTCATATACAATGAATGCTGTTACTTATCAGAATCCTAGTCCAGAAAATGAACAAACAGTTGATTATTTTAAAGAACAATGGGAATTTACAAGCAACGGAACAATTGTTATACCTTCTTCAGGATCAAGCAACGTAGCTTTAGATGTAAGTGGAAAATCTTTGGCAAATGTTGCAAGCATTCAATTTGCAAACAATACAATTCAAGTTGGTGCTTCTGTACCTTTGGCTAATCTAAAGGTATTGGTTGCGGCATCATCCGACTTCAATGACTTTAAGACTAGAATCGCAGCATTATAAACTAAATTAAAAATATGAATACATTTGACAAAAACATGGAAAAATTATTTGATGTAACACCGGTAGAACAAGAAGTAAAACCTCTGTTACCGGTAGTTACTAAGAGTGAAGAAGGTCCAGATTTAAAAACAGACTTACAAGATGCCTACGAACAAACGAAGGACAATCTACAAGAGTTGATTGATAACGGCAAAGATGCAATGGAAGAACTAAGACACATTGCATCTGCTGGACAACATCCACGGGCATTTGAAGTCTATGCAACACTACTAAAGAATGTGGTTGATGCGAACAAAGAACTACTTGCGGTACAAAAACAAATGCGTACAATGGATGGTAAACAAAAAGAAGGTGATACCAAAATTGATAAAGCAATTTTCGTTGGTTCAACCGCTGAATTAAATAAACTTTTAAAAAGTAAAGAATGATTGATAATGTAGATTTAAAATTTGGTGAAGCGTACCGAGATAATCCATTACTTAAAAAGGCCGGTGTTAAGGTAGAATATACACAGGAACAAGTTGATGAATATATAAAATGTGCCAAAGACCCTGTTTATTTTGCAAAAAATTATATTAAGATTGTTAACGTTGATGACGGCCTAATCAACTTTAAGATGTGGCCGTTCCAAGAAAAAATGTTAAAACTTTTCAAGGACAACCGGTTCGTTATCACTAAATGTCCTCGACAGGTTGGTAAAACTACAACCACCGTAGCGTATATGTTATGGGCAACCATATTTACAGACCAACAAAACTGTGCAGTTCTTGCAAACAAAGGTGCTTTGGCTCGTGATATTTTGGCCAAATACCAACTTGCATATGAAAATTTGCCAATGTGGTTACAACAAGGTATCGTTACATGGAACAAAGGTAACGTAGAACTTGAAAATGGTTCCAAGATTGTTGCTGCATCCACTTCATCATCTGCAATTCGTGGAGGTTCTTTTAACATCGTATTCTTGGATGAATTTGCTTTCGTACCAAACAATATTGCGGAAGAATTCTTTAACTCTGTTTACCCTGTAATTTCATCAGGTAAAAAGACAAAGATTATTATTGTATCTACACCTAATGGTATGAATCTATTCTACAAGTTATGGATGGACTCAATTAATAAGAAAAATAATTATATTAATTTTGAAATACATTGGTCACAAGTACCTGGTCGAGATGAGAAGTGGAAAGAAGAAACAATTCGCAATACTTCTCAACGACAATTCTCACAAGAATTTGAAACTGAGTTTTTAGGTTCTTCAAACACTTTGGTTTCTGGTTACAAACTGCAACAGTTGGTATATACCGACCCAATTGCGAACCACGACCTGTTAAAAATATATGAACATCCGGTTAAAGAAGGTGTGAATGAATCTAAAACCGACCACCTGTATGCAATCACGGTCGATGTTTCAGAAGGTAGAAATCTTGATAGTTCGGCCTTCTCTGTAATTGATATCTCACAGACGCCATACAAACAAGTGGCAACCTATAAGAGTTCATCAATTACAGCTATATTGTTTCCAACAGTCATCTATAATGCAGCGAGATATTACAACGATGCATATGTTTTGGTGGAAATTAATAACAATCCTCAGGTAGCAGACTCATTACATTCAGATTTTGAATATGAAAACCTTTGGAAGATATTTACAGGCAATAAGAAACCGCAACAATTGTCGGCTGGGTTTGCCCGTGGCGTTCAAATGGGATTGAAAATGTCTCCTCAGGTCAAGGCAATTGGTTGTTCAAACCTTAAGACTTTGATTGAAGGTGACAAATTGTTGATTCAAGATTTTGATACATACTCCGAGTTGACCACTTTTATTCAGCAAAAGAATTCCTTTAGTGCAGAAGATGGTGCAAATGACGATATGGTCATGTCTCTGGTCATGTTTTCTTGGGTAACAACCCAACAATATTTTAAAGAGATTGTTAACCACGACATACGTAAACAGATTCAGTTAGAAAATATGAATCAAATGGATGATGATGTTTTGCCAGCTCCAATCATCGAAGATGGTTTGGAACATGATTTTGAGATTATGGGTGGTGACATGTGGGAAGTTGCAGACGGTGGAGAAACGTATGCAAAGTTTATGAGAAACAGATTGGAAAGGTTATAAAACCAGCCTTTCATAAATACTCTTATGGTATTTTGCCAAAAGAACATAATAATTCAAGGAGAATAAAATGGCATTTCAAATCTCTCCAGGCGTAACTGTAGCTGAAGTGGACGCAACAACAGTTGTACCCGCAGTTCAACAGACCGCTGGTGCATTTGCTGGAACCTTTCAATGGGGTCCAGCAGACAAGGTAAAACAGATAGATAGTGAAATAACACTCGCAAGCACATATGGTAAACCTAATTCAGATTCAGCAGTATCATTCTTTACTGCTGCAAACTTTCTGTCTTATGGTAATAACTTAAGTGTTGTACGTGCAGTTGGTGCATTAGCAAACAATGCAACCGATGGTAGTACATTAAATGTACAAATTAAAAACGAAGATGTTTTTGAATCTACTTATTTAAATACCAATAACGGTAATAGTTACGGTCCATTTGCGGCCAGATATGCAGGTGTTTTAGGAAACTCTATCAATATTGCTGTTTGTGCAAACACACAAACATATAGCACATGGGCATACAAAAATTATTTCACATCTGCACCAGGCACATCAGATTTTGCTGATTCTGTTAATGGTGTAAATGATGAGATGCACATCGTTGTTATTGACCAAGATGGATTGTTTACAGGTTCTGCCGGTGCAATCTTAGAAACATACGGTTTTGTTTCGGCTGCTTCTGATGCAGTTATCAACGGTGTTACAAACTACTATAAACAAGTTATTTTCAATAACTCAAAATATGTTTATGCAATGGATCCTGTTGATTATGCAACAACAAATGCTACATGGGGACAAACTGCTGCAGGCAGAACTTTTGCAAATCCAGCAACCAATCAATTAATTAGTTTAATTACAGGTTCTTCTGTTGCGCCAACTGATGGAAACTTACAACTATCTTACGATTTGTTTGCTAACAAAGAATCTATTGACGTTGCCTTGGTACTAACAGGCGGACATTCAATTACAGTTCAACAATATGTTATTGATAACATTGCTGTTGGTCGTGCAGACTGTGTGGCTTTTATCTCTCCAAGATATGCGGACGTAGTTAATAAAGCAGGCAGCGAAACAACTAATATTCAAGATTGGTTGGCAACACTATCAAGAAGTTCTTCTTATGTTGTTGCTGATTCTGGATGGAAATACCAATTCGACAAGTACAACAACACATATCGTTGGATACCATTGAACGGTGATATTGCTGGATTGTGTGTGTACACAGACAACATTCGTGACCCATGGTTCTCACCAGCTGGTTTCAACCGTGGCGCAATTAAGAACTGTATTAAGTTAGCATGGAATCCAAACAAGTCATTCCGTGATACATTGTATGCAGCAGGTGTTAATCCAGTTGTATCATTCCCAGGTCAAGGCACAGTATTGTTTGGTGACAAAACATTGTTAAATAAACCATCAGCATTTGACCGTATTAACGTTCGCCGTTTGTTTATTACACTTGAAAAGGCAATTGCACAAGCTGCCAAGTTCTCAATGTTTGAATTGAATGATGAATTTACAAGAGCACAATTTATTGCTCTAGTATCACCATTCTTGCGTGACATTCAAGGACGCCGTGGTTTGACAGACTTTAGAGTTGTTTGCGATTCAACAAACAACACACAACAAGTTATTGATAGCAACCAATTCGTTGGAGATATCTACCTTAAACCTGCACGTTCAGTAAACTACATTCAGTTGAACTTTATTGCTGTTGGTACTGGTGTTGACTTCGTAACAATCGTTGGCGCAGCTTAATAAATAAACGATATAGGAGAAAACAATGGCATTTAATGTATCAGAATTCAGAGCTAATATGATTGGAGACGGAGCACGTCCTAATTTATTCTCTGTCTCTTTAATATTTCCATCAAACGTAACAAACTCAACAGCTGCTGGTCAGAAACTAACCTTTATGGCCAAAACAGCACAACTACCAGGTTCTTCAATTGGTACAGTTCCAGTATTTTACTTTGGACGTGAGATGAAATTTCCAGGTAACAGAACTTTTGCTGACTGGACATTGACAATCATTAACGATGAAGATTTTGCAATCAGAAATTCTTTAGAAAACTGGATGAACTCTATCAATAGTCACTCAGGTAACGTAAGAAGCGGTGCAGCAAGAAATTCTAATGGTTATTCTGTTGATGCAAACGTTATTCAATATGGTAAAACAGGCAACGAATTGAAGAAATATAATTTCGTTGGTTTATTTCCATTAGATTTGGCACCAATCGACCTTGATTGGGGTTCAAATGACGCAATTGAAGAATTTACATGTACGTTTGCTTACCAATTCTGGGAAACAGACACAACATCTTGATATATAACGGGAGGCCCAATAGGGTCTCCCATGTTTTTTTGATTTTATAATTACACACAAACTATGGCAAACAACACAAATAAATTTTCACTGTTCGGTTTTACAATTTCTCGCCAAAAGGATGAGGAAGATTCTACCGCACAACAATCATTTGCACCACCAACGCAAGACGATGGGGCATTAACTATTACATCTGCCGCTTACTACGGCACTTATGTTGACCTTGACGGTACCGCAAAGAATGAAGTAGAACTAATCTCTCGTTACCGTGAAATGGCTATGCAACCTGAAATTGAATCTGCGATAGATGATATAGTTAATGAGGCTATTGTTCAAGATGATGATGGCAAAATAACACAAATTATTTTAGATGATTTAAAAGTTGCCGACAAAATTAAAAAGGCCATTAAAGAAGAATTCAATACCGTTTTGCGTATGTTGAGTTATCAGAACATGGCACAAGATATCTTCCGCCGTTACTATGTTGATGGTAGAATGTACTATCACATCATTATTGACCGTGAGAAACCACAAGAAGGTATCAAAGAACTTCGTTACATCGACCCACGTAGATTACGTAAGGTTCGTGAGATGAAGAAACAAAAAGATGAAAGAACTGGTGCAGATGTTATGCAACCAGTGAATGAGTACTACATATACAACGACAAAGTTGTTAGTGGTAGTGCATCCAATTTTGGTCCTGTTGGTGTTCGCATTACAACAGACTCTATTATTTCGGTGGTATCGGGTCTTATGGACTCCCGCCGTGCGGTTGTTCTGAGTTATCTACATAAAGCAATTAAGCCTTTAAATCAACTACGTATGATTGAGGATGCAACGGTCATTTACCGTATTTCGAGAGCTCCAGAACGCCGTATCTTTTACATTGACGTTGGCAATTTACCAAAATTAAAAGCCGAACAATACATGCGTGATATTATGGTCAAGTATAAAAATAAACTTGTCTATGATGCCAATACAGGTGAAGTACGTGATGACCGTAAGTTTATGTCCATGATGGAAGACTTCTGGTTGCCACGCCGAGAAGGTGGCAAAGGTACAGAGATTACTACACTACCAGGTGGACAGAACCTAGGCGAGTTGGAAGACGTTAAATACTTTCAGAAGAAACTCTATGGTGCGTTGTGTGTTCCAATCTCTAGGTTAGAACCTAACCAAGGATTTTCACTTGGTCGTTCATCAGAGATTACTAGAGATGAATTAAAGTTCTCTAAATTTGTGGACAGATTAAGAAGTAAATTTTCCGAAGTATTCAATCAAGCATTACGTGTACAGTGTGTACTAAAAGGCATTTGTACAGATGAAGAATGGGAATTGTTTAAAGAAGATATTCATTATGACTTCATTAAAGATAATAATTTCTCCGAATTAAAAGAAGCGGAATTAATGTCACAAAGATTAACGTTGTTACAATCGGTTGATCCATACACTGG